ACCGTTGGTGTACTTCACTTCTTCGCGTACGTCTGTGTGGTTTTTCAAAGTGTAGGAAACTTTGTAGTTCATCCAGCAGCTATTTGGAATTTGTCCGGTTGCTGTGCGTACTGTGTTAATCGCAGTGGTAATGTCATCGATTGGGTCTGAATTGCTGTAGTCATTCCATTGGCTTGTACCGCTCAATGTGGTGTTTTGGGTCAATACTGCTGTACTGGTCAATGCTGTGGCCAATACGTATTCTTGGTTAACCCAGATGTTGTCCATGATCACAGCGGCTGCGTCGCGACGTGGATCGTATGGATCGTCGGTGTTGGCGTAATCTTCATCTGCTACTGGTTTTTCGATCGCTCGCTCGTTGCACGTGTAGTCACCTTGTGAAACAGAATAGTCTACAGTATGAGCGCGTGTGCTTGGTGCACGGTAGATTGCTGTGTTGTAGATACGGAAATTTTCTGTTCCATATTTTGCATATTTTCCGGTCTTTTCTTTTACTTTCATTACTGGAAGGATCAACTCGGAAATGTACGATGTGTTGGTATAGCGTTGTGAAAACTGTGTTAACAGTTTATCCACTTTTGCGTCACCTAGATTTGGTTTAGCCATAATTCTATTGGGTTATGTTATGTAATTAGGTTAGGCGTCAGTGGCTTCTACTTCACCGTGGCAAACTTCTACAGTGATTAAGTCGTTATCTTCGCCGGATGTTAGGGCGCGTGCTCCGTATTCTTCGCCTGCTGCGTCGCATACTTCACCGTCACCTGCTGCGGTTGGGGTAAGGAACTTACCGAATGCTACGGTTTCAGCAATCTTTAATTTACTGATTCCTGAAACACGAACACGTGCAATAGCTGGTTCTGTAGCGGTTCCTACTGGTGCGTTTTGTAAAATACCGAGTGTTTTTTCATTGGCTCCTGCAAGTACGCCTAATTCAGCGGTGCTTAACTTGATGAAAAAGTATTGAGCTGCGGATAGATCAGCTTGTGTTTCCACGCTTACGTCTACTGCGCCGGCCTCGGTTGTGAATGTTAAATCTGCCATAATGGTATGGTGTTATGTGTTATTTAGTTAGTTGCTCGGCTGCTAATTTCTGCGCTTTTTCTACTCCGAGCGTTTCATCTTTGGCCATCAATTCTTCTGCGCGGGCAACGATCTTGTCTGATAGGTCGGTTGTAGCGTTTCCTGCTTCTGTCGATCCGATTTCGGAGAGGTCTACGGCCTTAACAGCTTCGAGGATTGTGTAAAATGCCTCGCGCTGATCGTGCGATAGTTCTGTCAAAAAACTTACGACGTTGTCTTTGCTTTCTGCTGAAAAACCTACGGTAGTATCATTGGATAACATCATTTTTGAATCAAATCGTGCTGATAATTGTTCGGCTAGTTTTTCTTCTTCAAGCTTTTGTACTTGGTCTTGCAGCTTTTGGTTGCTGGATTCTACTTCTGATAGTTTTTCGCTTAGTGCTGCGGCTTCTGGTGCTTCTTCCTTTTTTCCTTCGCCATCTTCTCCTTTTTCTGACTCGTCACCTTTTGATTCTTCCTCTTTCTTTTCTTCTGGTGATTCTTCCGGTTTAGCGTCTACCGCTTCTACGGCTTCTTTGTGCTCCTCTTGCTCCTCGGCTGGCATTTCTTCCAGTTGGGTGTGCATGAGTGTTTTTTCTTCTGCGCTAACGAACTTTCGCGCGCTTAGCATTTCGATGTATTTTTTTAACATACGATTATTGAGTGTGTTAGTTAATTGAATGTCCTCTGATAAGGAAATTGGCAGTTGTCCTTTGAGGGCCGGGGTGTTGGTTAACGCCAGTCCTGAAAATACGTTACTGATCAATTTTCCTGTTTCGTGGTGTGGATATTTGCTGTTGAATTCTGCTGATACGAATTTGTAGAGCTTGTGGCTGATTTTTTCGATTCCGAGTGTGGTCCATTCTATTGTTGCCATGAGCCGTGCTTCATTGGCCGGGTCGAGGAAAAGGTTTTTAATCCAGCCCATTGCTTCGCCACCTTCGTGGTCTTTGTTGACTTGCAATTCTGTGCCGTAGACGTCATCGTTGTAGTTCTGTACGAAGTCGTTGAGCATTTTCTGTGTCACTGGTAAACCTCGGTCACGGATTACTCCCACGCGCAATACTTCGACGTCGCTTGTCGCCTGGCCCTCGGATAGAGCTACTGTATTGATTGTATAAAATGTGTTTTTCATTGGTGTTTTTTAAGGCAAAAAGCCAGGGTAGTGATTACCTGGCTCTCTGTGGGGCTCTAGCGGTGTGTTTATTCGGTTGGTTCTGACCAGCCTTTTTCAACGAACAGCTTGGCTAAACCTTTGTCGAGTTCTACGAATGTATCTTTTTGGTACGCTACGTTGTCGTGTTGTACGTTGAGGATCATTTTATAGACTCCTGCGGTGATTGGTTTTTCTTTTGGCTCAACTGGTGCGACGGTCTTGGCCGGTTGTACTTTTTTTTCGGCTTCCGGTTGTACTTCTTGTACTTCTGCCTCCGGTTCCTTTGGCTCCTCTTGTGGCTTTGTATTTTTAGCCATAATGTTTTGGTTAATGATTTTTAATTCGATATACTTTTTTATTCTACCATAGTGTACCTTTTTCCTGCAATATCATCTTCGCTTTTTCGGCTGGTGCGGTATTGTCCGTTGTCAAATTCCACTCGGTTAATCGTCGCGCACTTCCGGCATTTTATTTCTACCACTCCTCTGAATACTCCTTGTGCGAATAGCATGCTTTTGCAGTCGATACAACGCACTGATTGCATGGCGATGATACTCATACTCCTAGTTTTCTGCGGATCAAATCAGCAGCTTCCTTACTACTTGGGCTTATCGGCTTTTTAAGTTGCTTGAAACTGTTTACGCGCGGCCGGCCGTCTACGGTGTCGAATGTGTCTGTTACTGATTTAGGTATTCCTGTTATTCCTGGCTGTTCCGTGTCTGCTTCGTAGATTGGTACCCATAATCCACGGCAATTCGAATGTGTTATATCCAAGTGTGCCATTGGGTCATCTGGTTTGATCACTTTACCGTCGAGTGAAAGGCACATATTGCATGTCACCATGTCGAGTACTTCTGTGCGCTGAAAGGCTTTGATCTTGGTTAGGTATTTTTCGAAAACTGTCATACGGCCTCGGTTCACGTACTGGCCGACCATTGTTCCGCTCATGTTGCTTATCATTCGTGCGGCGTCGTCCTTGCTTTTGCTTTTTACGGCGCTGGCTATGGCTGCTGCGCCGGCTCCGCTGATTACTGCGTCTTTGACGACTTCTCGGCTGCGCTGTTCGAGTTCGTATTGGTAGCCTTTGGCCCAATCGTCGATATCAATTTTCATGATTTGGCTTGTGGTCAGTGGTGTGGTTGGGCGGTCTACTCCGAGCTCTTTGGCGGCTCCGATTTTGCCTGTGTCGTAGGCGTGGCGGATTGCTTTTGCAATGGCTTCTCGGCTTTTTCCGAATAGTAAATACCCTAGGGCTCCTATCGCTGCTATATCGCCGGCGTCGAGCTTCTTTTTGACTTGCTCGGCGTATCGGTCGATTTCTTGCTGTGTGATCACTGTGAGGTCATCTTCGAGGCTTGTTTCGGCTTCGTTGAATTGGTCGTTGAGTTCCTTGAGGTTCATGCGATGCTCTTGCATGGTGAGTTTTCGTGGTGCTCGGAATGGTTTGCTTCCGAGATAGATTCCGCTCAATTCGTCAGTTTTTTTTTCGTCTTCTTCCGTTTCTTCAATGGTTGTTTCTGGTGCTTCGTCTTTTTTCTCATCTTCCGCAACCTGCTTATCGGTCAGTTCTGGCAAATCCCAGTTTTGGCGGGCCCATTGTTTCAATTTAGAGTCTACTTCTACCACTCCGGTCATTGTGAGGATGTTGATGATCTCGGCTAGTTGTTTCATGTCCTTGCCTGAAAATGGTGTGTGGGTGATGTATGGGTACCATTCTTGCTCGCCGTAGTTCAAATCTACCATGCGTTTGATCACTTGCCGGTTGAACTGATCTTGGAAATATCCCGTTTTGTTTTCTAAAATGTTAATGTAAAAGTTGGCGTGGTTCTCGCTTAGGGCGTTACTGCCTACTCCGTCGCTGCCTAGTGGTATAAATTGGCTTAGCGTACCGAAAAAGATCATGCGATTGTGATGTTCGATCAATTCCAACATCATGCCATTTTGTCCGCTTCCCTCCGGGGTTAAAATACTCACCTTGTAGCCTGGTGGGGTTACTAAGAAACTTGAATCGCTACTGCGCATGTTGGCTGCTCCCTCCTCGGCGTCTGCTTTGTCCTGTGCGTTGTAGTTGTCCGGTAGCTCGATATGGGGTACTCCTACTCCGTAGCGGTCTGCGGATAGCGAGCTGATTCTGTATAATAATTCCTTGTAAAACCAATGCGAATAGGCTCCGCGCAAAATACTACGCCCTGTTAGGTCGTCGCCCTCTTTGTCATTAGTTAGCACGAGTAGTTTTTCTATGGGGATGAATACTTGCGATTCTGTGTGTTCATCGGTTTCGAGTAGTTGGGTAATTCCTTTTTGTTTGTTGGGCCCTTGCCAGTTTAAGATTGAGCTTGGTATGCGTGGTGCTAAATCACGTAAGGCTATCTTGCCGTTTTTGACTTCGAATACTAACTCGAATGTGTAGTGTCCAAACTCTAAATAACAAAAAGCCTCGGCGACAAATTCTCGCCAGGTTCTTCCCTGCATGTTAAAAATGTTTTGCTCGACGTACTCTCTGATCTCTTGGCCTTTTGGTGTGTCGTCGTAGCTTTCTATATTCCATTCTCTCGAAATAATCGGGGCTTTGATTGCGTTAACTACTGCTTGAACGGCGTTATCGCTGTTCCGCATTTTGTAAATCAAATCAATGCGTTGTTCGTCGCGCCACTCCGTGTTGGGTTCTTCTTGGAAATATCCGGCGTATCTGGCGGTACCACTATCGCCGAGTATTTTCCCGACTTCTTTTTTTAATACGTCGAGGGTGGTGTCCTTTGGGATGTTTGTTGATTCTTCCATGGTGGTTAGAATTGTTTACGCATTACGCCGGCGGTGATGCCGGGTGTTTTAGTTGTTAATAAATCGCTGTCGGTGCTTAGTGCGTTCTGGTAGCTTAGGGAAAGTGCCATTATGAGACTGTCTACCCTATCGTCGTGATCGAGCACTCCTGTACCGAGAAATAATATCTGCTCGCGCAATATGTGCATTTCTGGCCGGAGGTGTAGCTCGCCCCGCTCTATTGCTGGTTCGTGTTTTTCAAAACGTGTCACCTTATCTTTTCCGCCGGGCGTAATTGCTTGAATAGGGATATTCCTATCATCAATAGACACGCCCTCTAATTCTATAGTACCACTTCGCCATTCATTCAACAACTGAAAGACGGCTACCTGTGTGAGCAGCTTCTCAATTCCGACTACTTTCGCCGTTGGGTAGCGTTGCCATACACGCACCACCTCTGCCGCTTGTTGTAATTGCGACGCTCTACCGGCTACTTGTTCCAGCACATAGCGGTGCGGGTCTTTCTTATAATAACCCAACACTGTTATTGCGTATTCATCGGCCTGTGATTTCTCGCCTGACTGTGGGTCGATAGTGATGACTATGGTCAATGTATTTTTCGTGTTCTCTGGTAGTACGGTAAATATATTGTCATCAAGCCACTCATGACTGATACGCGCAAGCTCCATGTTCGTTGGCTCCTGCATAAACTCCTGCATGAAAGCTCTGGTGCCAATTTCTTGTTTTTTTGCCAATAAGTCTTCCATGGTCCAGTACGTTGGCCATATGCTCTCCCCTGTGCTTATATCGCCGTCAATGTTCTCGATAGCTTTTTTGAACATCCCGCCGTGCTGTTCGTAAAACTTCAATACCTCACATTCAGGGTGGATGACTGTTCCGATTATTTTCATTCGGCCACGTTCCTTGTCAAGCGAGGGTATCATCACATTATAGAGCCAGTCGTGATATTTCTGCCTGCGCATTGGACTGCGTACCTGCTCATCATTTTCACAATCGTCTCCGACTATTTTGGTTGGGCGTTGGTTTTTGATGTTTACACCGCGGCCTTTATTTGCTCCGCGGGCTATGAGGTTGACGTGATTGGTTGTTTCGAAATGTGTGTTTGTCCATTTAACTGATTTTGCTGCTTGGCTCGGTACTAAATCCCCATATACATACCGCAAGCTTTCATTATTCTCAAGCTCGACCTTCATGCTCTCAAAGTGAAAACCTGCGTCTTGCAATGTAACGCTGATGTATACAATGACCGGCTCTATTCCGTAAACTATATCATGTAGGGTGTCGATTTTCTCCCACGTTGACTTTGCAAAACCACGCGGAAAGATGATTGCGCTACTCTCTGGCTTTGAAAGTTCCTCAATAAGCTCAATATGGCATTCTGGGGTTCTGCCGTGGATGAAATGCTGGAAAAAGTACCGTCCGAATACGTGTAGCATACTTTTTGGCCGGAGGGTCTTTTTGATCCAGGCTTTTTGTTCATCCCTTTTTATCGTTTTGAGGGTGTCGTACCAGCGCTGGGCTTTTAGTTCATGCTCATATAGCATCGTCGTCCAGGAATGGTCTGGCGGCTTCTTCTGCTTGTTTGCTCAAATCCGGTGGGTTCATGGTAACGTCTGCTTCGACGTTTTTGCTTTCCACGTATTCTGATTTGCCTGTTTCCGGGTCTTTGGCTTTGTGTTTGAGCTGAAATCGGATTGCTTGTCCGTCACCTATTTGGAGTTGCTGAATATGCCCATTTTTGGCTAACATTGTGGCCCATTGCTGTGCTGCTTCCATTCGGTGGAGAAACACTTTGTCGTTTTTAAGCCAAGAATAGTATGTTTTCTTGTCAATTTTCGTGAAAATACAAGCCTGCGTGACGTTGTAATCCATTCTGAATGCGTTTTCCAGTTGCTGGATCACCCCCTCGTCCTTTTTGCTTGGTCTTCCCCCTACTCCCTTACGGCTTTTCCGCCTGTCGATTTTTGGGCTTTTCCGAGTTTTTGGGTAGTTTCTCTTTGTTTTTGTTGGTTCTTTTTTGGGGCTTTTCATAGTTTTTCAGCTAATTGTTTGGTCTTCTTTTCGTACCGTTCAATAATGACTTGTGCGTACTTAGGGTCAAACTCCATGATGTAACATTTTCGCTCGAGATTCTGGGCGGCTATGAGTGTGCTTCCACTCCCTCCGAATAGGTCCAGTACGATTGGCTGTCGGAAACCGAACGCTAGGATGCTGTTTTTGATTTGCTCGAGTTGTTTCTCTGGATGTTTCTTGGCATTTTTAGAATATGGTTTGATATCCATGCCGACAGTATATCCTACTTAATCGTTTTTTTCAATAATATCTTCAACCGCAGATTTCATCGCATTATAAATTGGGCGAAATGAATCTACTATTTGTTTTTTTGAGTAGCCCTGTTTTCTTAGGTATTTGCATTTATCTCTGTTATCAGAAAAAATACCGCCCTGCAAGAAATTCCACAATTCTTTATCCTGCTCAGTTTTTAGCGTTTTATCATACTTTTTCATTCAATTTTCAAATAGACTTTTTAAATATATCAGCTTTTGCGCCCAGTCTGTCCTTGGGTATTTAGCTAAGTCCTCCGGTGTGGCTCTCTGTAGCGCTAGATATTCGTTCAGGCGCTTGTCTAGGCCTGTTCCGAGGTGGTGGTGCCAACAGAGCGGTAAAAGCGCCCACAGCTCATTTATTTGGGTCCCAGCGTATAGAAAAGAGTGCTCTATAGTTATTCGGCCCCTACAATCCGACCCCTTGCGGGCGCAGGTTTCATAATATGCGCTGGAATCAATTATCTTGCGGAGCTTCTGGGGGATTGGTCGCATGGACTTTTTGTTCTGCTTTGGTTAATTCAATTTTTATTTTTTGTTGTATTGTTTATTGAACTCATCTTCTGTTGCGGTGAGTAGAATAATAAAATCAAGCAGTGCGAAAAACGCCGGAATGAATGTCCAACAAAATACCAGGTAGAGTATGCCGGCTCCGGTTCTTCCGAGGTAAAACTTATGTACTCCGAATCCTCCGAGAAAAAACGCTAAAATGGCTGCGGTGATCTTATTTTTCATGGTTGTATTGTTAGTAAATAAATGTTCCACGTGGAACTTGACTCTGCGCTTCTTGAGCGTCTGGCCTTGTACAATCTCTAGCCCCACGACATAAGATTTTTTCCATAATAGATTTTGAACCGTCGTTTTCGTGGGGCTGTGGAATTGCTATCTAGTAGCTTATTCTGTGTGGTTCGATCGATTCTCATATCATGGAGCTAGAAACTGTACGTGTAGTGTATCAATTTCTAGCGGTTATTGTAAATGAGCGTATATATAGTTTACCTACATTATCGGTTATTGTCTAGTGTGTAGTGCAAAATCTGTGGATAACAAAATAGCGCCTTAGCCGGAGCCAATAGCGCATTTCGTTGGATCGCTTTTAACTAATCTCTGCTTCCAGACTTGTTTAAGGTCTTGAAAACCTTGAGTAGTATACAGGAGTAGTTGGTAACTGTCAAGTGTCCGATATTTTCGGACATTTAGTTTACATCTTTTCGCCTATACAAACGAAAGTGAGTAGTTTGTATACATTGATGGGTAGGTTTGAAATGAAAGAAGCCGTTTTTAGGCGGCTTCTAACAGAAAGTAGGCTTTCTCAATCCACTATATAGTGTCCAGTTCCTTAGGCAATTAACCGTTCGGCTGGATGTAATAAGTATATCACACTCCTACTGGTTGACAAAGTAAGGGCGACAGTTTTTTCTGCGGGATAAAAACTGCCAAAAACCCTTCACACGTTCACGCCACATTCTTGCGTCCACTCGACTCCTCGATGAGAGTGTGAGCCGTACAGACGTAGCACTGAACACGGACGTAGACCGTACCATGCTTGACGTGCCTCTCCACGATCTTGCTGGTTGAGGTGATATTACAGCAGACCGAGCAGCGGATTGCTTCGGGAATCATGGTAGTCTCCTATCAGACGACACGCACTGGCCTGAGAGACCGGCCACTCGTATCACCGGTCTGGACGATGAGCGTTCCGCCACAATGCTGGCAGGTTCCGGTCATGAAGATACCACGGGACGATCCGGAGACCGTACCCGATCCCCAGGTGGTCTGCTTCTTGCAGTGGTTGCATTCCACGGTCTTGGGTAGTGGAGTCCAGCTAGCCATAGAACCTCCTGTATCTGATGAGGATGACGAGAGCGAAGAGAGCGAACAGTACCGCCCCGGACTTGATGGCGATCTCCACGTTGGGGTAGGCAGCGTAGATGTCGATGATCCAGCGATCCACGGACGTGATGTGGTTGCCCATAGGGCCTCCTTGGAAAGAGCGAAGTCGTGACGGGATGTCACGCTTTCAGTATACTCTTGCTTATGCAAGTTCGTCTATGTCGGTAGGGTCAACCCATGCTTGCGGTTCGCATTTCATACAATCACATCCTGGCTTATGCGTTGTATCTCTATCGCACTGGCATGTTGGGCAATGTTTTTGCATAGTTTTTGACAAGTTGTGCATAGTTTTTGACAAGTTGTGCATAGTTTTAATCGTTGTTTGCGTCTGCTTTGTGTTCGAGGGATTGCTTGGGGTTCCATTTCCATCCTTCTAAAAATCGTAGTTCTTCCTGTTTGATTCTGCGGATTCCGTCCGGGTGATCCTTGAATAGTGCTGTGGCTATTGCTACGTGGCGCTTGCGTACTTTGTGGCGTGTGAATAATGGGCTTGGTGGCTGTTGCCGTAATACCCAGTATTCGCATTCATCATAATTTCCACGGTCAACATAGACCAGCCATTCGGTTTCATAAAGTTTCAACATAAAAAGCGGCTAATGATTAGCTAGTCTCAAACAGTTCTGGGTGGGTGAGTATTGCGTTGCGTAGGTCGAATGGTTTTTTTTCCTCTAATCCTGCGATTTCTGGCCAGTCTACTCGTTGCATTTTGCCGTACTCGCCGAACATCATCACTACTTCCTTGATGCTATCTTTGACCTTGTGGCGTGTTTCTAGTGGGTGTTCTTGGTTGGTGCGGATAATCCAAAACTCTGCGGTGGTTTGGTCCGGGGCTTTAATCCAGACTAATTTGTTGTTGTTGAGTAGTTTAATCATACGTTTTTTTGGTGGGGTTATTGGTTTAATTGCTTCGAGGATCAATGGCAATGGATCGATTGAACCTAAATATCCATTGTTCTGATCTGGGTTTTGTGGTTTGACTCCAACGTGGCAATGCACACCTGTTGAGTAGCCGGTCGTTCCCATTTCTCCGAGGTTGTCAAATAATTCTAACCGTCCGCGTGCTTCTATTCTATGCTTAAAATGAGCATATGTCCAAATATGCCCTGCGTCATCTTTAATTTTTACCCAATTACCATACCCGGCTGCGTCGTACCCTGTCGAATGAAAATTACCAGGCACTAAAACGTAGTTGTACGGTAATCCAGCAATATCAATTCCGTTGTGTCCGCGCATTCCGAACCTCTTGTACATGCTTGCATTCTCACCGAATTGCTGTGTGATTCTGTATGTTCCTTTTGGGGTGTTGATATTCATAAATATAACTATACCACCTTGCCGGCATGCGGTAAATTAGTGGTCAAGTATAATCCTGATCTCTGTCCGGCGGTGTTCGTCGTGGTGGTCCGGTTCGTAGGGTAGTTGGTCGATCTGTTCGCAAATAATATCATCGAGCCAATCCCGTAATTCTTCTTGTTCTTCCAGCGTTAATTCGCCTGCGATCATAGCTCTTAATCCTCTGTTTTTGTAGTTCATATTTGTGATTGTTTAGGCTTAGTTTTTGGATTATTCCAACGATCTGTGGCGCATTTTTTGTTTGCGCATTTTTTTGGGGTGTCCGGTTGTGTCCGGTGAACCCAGTTATATCCGCAGCGGTTGCAGATCATGTGCTGGACTTTTTGATTGCATGTTTTTATCATATTTCTTATTCTACCGTGCTTGTCGGAATTTGTCTAGTCCCACAAAAATTATCCCTGTGGCAAAGTCCACATTCTGAACAGGATGGATATAGAACATAATCAATGTTTTGCTCTGTTTCGTCCTCTGGTATTTTTGTTGGATCAATATCAAATACTATCAACTTAACGAGATCAAATACCCGATCGCTGTTATGTACATCATCCCAAGTGAGTCGATATACTGTCCAGCCTTTTTTTACTAGAAAATCGTCTTTTTTATGGTCTTTTTCTTTGTTTTGGTGGTACATTTTGTCATCGAGTTCAAAAATAATCTTCTGTTCCGGTAGTGCAAAGTCTGCAAAATACCAGTCAATTTGAAGTTCCTTAATGTATGGAATGCTATATATTCTCAATATCCGCTCAAAAAGATTTTCTAATTTCGATGGTGGCCGTAGGGCATTTCTAAATTTGAGCTTTTGTTTGATTTCGTCGGTTAGTTTACTCATAGGTTATTTCTGATTCAGGGCTGCTAAATTTTTTAATTGTGCCGTCGCGCATGATTACTTTCCACTGTCCGCTGGTGTCTTTGAACATGGGTTGACCGTCCCAGTATGGCTTTTTTTCTGCTGGTTTTAACTCTGGTATGTCAAACCATTTCTTAAAAACGGTTTCGATTGTCCAGTCTAGCTTCCGGCTTTCCGCCCAGTCGCGAATGGTTGTAATTTTACGCTTTGATTCCTCTACGTTGCCGTCTGTGAGTTCCAATAATTCGCTGGCTGGTCTGGTGAATCGTGCATATATTTTGCTGTATTTCGGGTTTTTATAATCCCAGCCTTTCAAAATGTAAAAATGATCAACGACTTCTTGTAGGTCGGTTTTTTGTTTTGTTTTGTTTTTTTGCTTTGTATTATTATCCTTACCTAACCTATCCTGTCCTACCCTACCCTTACCTAACCTAGGTGCCGTTTGCGGTACGTTTGCGGTACGCAGATTTCCGCGCCTCTTTTTAAGCCATTCCGGTGATTCAATTTGTTTCAATTCTGATACTCCTTCTCGAAGCTCTGTATATGCACCATTTTCGTTTAATCCTAGCGTTTTTTTTTCTTTTTTATATAGAGTTTCCTTGTACAAATCAGCTCGTATAAGGTTATGAATTAACCAGTGCTTGATTACAACCACACCGCTTTCGAATGGCAATATAAAACGTTTTGCGATAAGTACCTTGAGATCGTCTTGGTTTGATCCGATCAATCGCATTACCATTTTGGGTGTAATAAAACCATCGTCATCAGCCCTAAGCCCTAGGTGGAAATATAACACCTGGCTGCTTACTGGCATATCGAGAAAATCGTCGCTTGATACGATATCCGGACTAAACATTCGTCTTTGCGCCATGTTTTTGTGGTTAATAATCAAATACCAGCTAGGGCCCGAACCCTAGCTGGTAGCTAATTACGATCGTAATAGTCGAGCCCGAACTGACATCATGTACTATACTCTACAACCTACATTACTGGTAGTCTGTGGAGTGGATGAACTGTGGATAACTCCGTCATTGTCGGCTTGCATGTTTCCGCCTTAGTCGGTATACTGTACTCATGACTTATCTAACACTACGAATGGATGTTGTGGATCGCACTGGCGGCACGGCCGAGCTACTGTATCAAGGCGGTAGCTATTACATTCGTATATTTAACCCGAATACAAAATATGAATCATGCGAAAAGCTGGCGACACGCACACAGCGTACAGCCGAAAAATACTATAACGATTTCATATTTTCTACTGTTGATGAGTGCGTTGATTTTCTTCCTGCTGCTTGGGCTGGCGGGAAAATCCGATTATCAAACCGAACTAATTAGTCACCAACCAATAACAATTAATCGCTAAAACTTATGAAAGAACTCATCGCAATACAATCCGAATTAAAAGCCCCTAAGGGTCAATTTAATTCATTCGGTAAATATAAATATCGTTCAGCCGAGGATATACTCGAAGCTGTGAAACCGTTACTGGCCAAACAAAAATGCACACTTATTACGTCTGATGAGATCATCCTAGTTGGGGATCGTGTCTATGTCCGGGCCACAGTTACACTCACCAACAATGAGGGTGCGGCCATATCAGTTACGGCTAACGCCCGTGAAGCGGAAAACAAGAAAGGCATGGACGAAAGCCAGATCACCGGAGCAGCTAGTAGTTATGCTCGAAAGTATGCCTATAATGGTATGTTCGCCATTGATGACACTAAAGACGCTGACACGCAGGATAATCGAGAAGAAATACTTGACGAAAAAACCAAAAAAGAAATTGACGCTATCGCAGACATTGAAAAGTTAAAACTGTACTTCCAATCTAACAAAGGCAAGGGCAAAGAATTTTACGCCTATGTATCTAAGCGTAAAAAAGAATTAACCACACAATCCAATGAAAAATAAAATCCACACAATGCCACAAGGTAGCGATGAGTGGCTTGAAGTACGCCGAGGCAAACTTACTGGCTCAAATGCTCAAGCCATCGCCACCAACGGCAGAGGTCTTGAAACGTACGTGTACACATTACTTGCCGATAAGTATTCAAATCACAAAGTAGAGGGATATATCAATGCTGATATGGAGCGTGGTAATGAATTAGAAGAACAGGCTCGCGAGCTATATTCGTTGTCTAGTGGCACAGAAATACAAGAGGTTGGATTCATTGAGCGTGATGAATATGTAGGATGTAGCCCTGATGGCTTAGTAGGTGATGATGGCGGTATCGAGATTAAATGCCACAACGACGCTAAACACTTTACGCTTTTACTTGGTGGGAAAATGGAAAAAAAATACTGGTGGCAAATACAAATGAATTTACTTATTACTGGTCGGAAGTGGTGGGAATATATAGCCTATAATCCGAATTTCGATCAAGCGTTCTATGTGGAACGGATCAAACCTGATGAGGAAGCGTTTGAAAAATTGGAGGAAGGTATAAAAAAAGGAACTGATTTAATTAAAAAACTCACAAAAAATTATGAAAGGCTACGAGATACCAACAGTACAACATAGACCGCC